CCTTTTTCATAAAAGAATTTGGCAAACTTCTCTGGGTTAGAGGCAACAGCTATAGAACGATGGAACATCTCAGCGTCTTGTAGGTAGCCATCATCATTTAAAAACTTGTTTATAAAGTTCTTTAATGTAGACTGCTCCTTCAATAGTTCTTGCGATTCAGCTGGCTTATAAACTAACTTCTTGTCTTCGTCTATACTAAACTTGAAACCTTCAAATTTGTCAGAAAATAATTCATTTGTTTTGTCAGCAAAATACTTAGATCTACGCTCCTGATCCTGCTCGCTTGCAGTTGTGGTTTCTCTATATTCCTTGTAAGCTTTATAAGCATCTTTTTCTTCTTGTGGAACAAAAGAATCACCTGACTCAAGTGGAACTTTGTACTGTTCTTTTAAGTTGTTAAAATACTCTTTAGCTTTGGCAAGCTCTTTTTTCTTTGCTACTTGTTTTCTTTTTACATCTTTTTCATCATCAAAGTCCTCATCAAAAGAGAACTTGTTTTGAATCTCCCAACGAACATCATCAGAGTCTAGCTCCTTATTTTGTTCTTTATAAAAATCAAAAAGCAAAGTGTCTTGGTCCATTGAATTATAATCCTTGCTAAGATTAATAAAATCATTTATCCCTCGACCTGTTTCTTTTTTATACTTCAAGAATGCTGAAACATCTTCAGGTAGTTCTTCATTTACCTGTCTCTGTTCCCATATATCATCAAGAGATGATATCTCCTTGTTGTATCTTTTTCCTAAATAAGATATGATTTTATTTTCATCAATATCTACCTCAGGAACTTCTGCAATATTCACCTGCTCTTCTGGTTCACTTTTAGGGTTTAATTTCTCTTCGTGTTCCTTAAGCAATTTTTCTTCAATCTCAACTGCTGACTTTTCTTCAAACTCAACAGCTCTTACTTTAAATTCACCTTCCATTTTATTTAATTTAATATTTTACAAAGTTACAATTTTTTTTTCTTCTTTGTTTTTAAGGCTATTGGAATAGTTAGTCCAGCATTAAAATCATAATTTAATGGTGATCCCGTATCCTTACTTAAACCTCCTCCAAAAGACAAATTACTATTATTAATCGGTACATTATATGTTGCATTAATCCTACTACCCATACCACCCTTATAAAAAGATGTGTTTAGATTTGCTGATAATTTATTGTTTTGTAACCCTAATCCTAAATCTACAAAGTCATTATTGCCAATTATATTAGGAGTCAATCTCAATGGATCTTTTGTTGTTTTTGTTGTTGTTCTTTTGTTCATTATTATCTAGGATTAAAAGATTCTAAATCAAATCCATCCAACGAATCTTCAGTACTCTCAAAATCAATTGGAGGTAAGTTATTTTTTCTTTGGTTAATCAATTCAGACTGCCTACTAGCTTGAAGGTCAACTCTTTTATCCTTAGCCTTCTCTTTGTCTTTGTCTCTATTCAACATACCATCAACCTCAATTCCTTTTAGTTGCATGTTATACTGAAATTCTAACTCCATCAAGCTTCTCTTAGCTTCAACCTCAGCCTGCATTGTTTTTATAGCGTAGTTTGCTTCAGCCTCTTTTAATTGCATCTTAGCTTGTGCCTCAATCTGGAATAGCTGTGCCTTCTGTTCAGCTGCCATTTGTTGTGACTGCATGTTCATCTGACTCTGCATCTGCATCTCTTCTTGTTTCTGCTTCTGCTGTGCCTCCATTCTTTTTCCACGCTTAACCTTAAGCATCTCATTTGCTAGTTTCATGTTATTGATCATTCTAATGTCAATAGCATCTTCTAAGTCAATTGTTTGCTGCTGTAGTGCAATCTGTATGTTCTTCTCTAGGTTTAGTTTTTGTTCTTCGTCTGGAGATATCTCTATAAATATTCCAAAGTCATGTAGATATAATTCCTTTATCTCATCAAGAATTCCAACGTTATACTTACCTATCTGCATAGAGAACTCCTCAACAAAGTCAGAGTACTCAAGTATGTCTCCAATTCTTAATGATATACAAGTTGCCAATCTTTTTGTTATAGATAGACCAGCCTCTAGTATGTGCCTTGTTGCTGTATTGGAACTTAATGCTGCCATCTTCTGTATTCCAACTAGTGCATCTGGATTAGGTGTTGACCCATCCCTAGCCTCATTTATTCCAGTAACGTCACGAATCATGCTTAAGTTATGATTGTAGTTACCAATAAGTGCAGCCATCTTAGACTGACCACTATTTGTATTTAACTCCTGAATAGGGATTCTAGCATTATTGAAATCACCATCCTGCGTATAACTTCTTCCTATTACACTACCAGTTTGGAAGTACATCTTTAATGCATCTTCTGGATTGTATGCTGCACCTGTACCCAAGTCAACTTCATTTATTCCGTCAGCGTCAATAAAGACTCCATCTGGAACAATTCTAGCCATTACCTGTTGTAGCTTAAGGTGTGTTAGTTGTATCTGATCTGCAAACGGTATCATTCTCTTAACAAGAGACTCAACATTACCCTTATACATTCTAGGTGCGTATGCAATATAATTAGGCATTGCGTTCTGTGAAGCTGACTTTGGTCGGACCATGTTTTTCATCATCTCCCACTTTATCATCTTGTTAGACCCACCTACTAATATACCATCGTACCACACATCCTTAACAGACTCTATCTTCTCGTACATCATCCCTTCCTCAACTGGAGGATTAAATGATGAATCTTTTCTTATTACCTTTTCGCCACCGTTCTCTAATATTTTTTTCTTCCAAACAAACTTCATGTCTGTCTTGTAGTTGACATAAAGAAGTGTTACCACTTCATTTAAAAAAGCATCGTCCTGATACGTTTTTATTATTGGAAAATAATCATACCAAGCAGAACTAGCGTTTCTTATCTCAGTTAATTCTTCATCTGTTAAGTTTGG